ATAGTTTCAAATCCCCCTTAAGGGGGGCGTTGAACTCCCTTTTCTAAAGGAGGGGATTAATAGGTTCATCAGTCTTTTACACCGGTAAGCATGGCGGCAGCCCTGGTAGAAAAGAGAGCCAGGCTGACATACCACTTAATCCTGGTTCGAGTGGCATCCTTGGTCTCCAATGAGCCAATCTTCTCAATCTGGATGCCCTGATTCTGGAGTCCGGAGAGCTTACCCTCGCCAAACTGAAGGGCAAAAATAGCGGAACAATCCGCTGAAGTACCAACGGAGTAGTTATCCTTCACCCAGTCGGAAATGGCGACAGGGACACCAGCAAAAAGCTCAATGGGTTGTCCCAGTTTTCCAGTGCCGACTTCAAGGTTGGAACCAGAAGCTCTGGCTAGAGTAGCGATTTTCCTTCTGCTCCTGCGAGACATTAAGAGCATATCTGGCTTGCCAGTAACCATGTCCATCAGGAAGTCCATGAAAGCCAGTGTCAATGAGGCTCCATCAGCGGCCAGGGCCTTATTATTGCCCGAGCGGCAAGTCCAGACGACTGAGGCATCGGCTACGGTAGCATCCAGGGTAACTGGCCAGGTAGGCTCTGTTGTTGCGTTTGATGTGCCTGCAGTGGTGCAGATATAGGTGAAGCCATTAGGGACAGTTGGAACGACTACAGCATCCAGAGCATAGGCGGTGCTGGCTGCCCAGGCTGTGCCTTTAAGCGTTTTGTAAACTCCATCAAAGGAATTAGCATCAGCGCCAGAATCTCCATTCAGGAAAGCATTCTCAAAGGCATTCCTTAGTGCTTTAGCCTTAAGCTCGATAACCGCAGCCTCAATATCCTGCACATTGCTTCTGGTGGTCTTGAGGTAGTTATCCACATCGGCATCGCCACCCAGAATCTTCAGAGCAGCGGAAATCTGCGTGAATCTAGGAGCAGATTCTGCCCAGGTAGAAGCATTTGGAGCATAGAAAGCTGCAGTAGGCAGCTCCAGCTCTCGATTGTAGAGCAAACTGTTCCCCTCAATATCAATGAAGGGCAACTCCTGGAGAATAGGACTCTCCTTGACGATAGTTTCAATGATGCCTTTAAGCAAAACATCCGTCGAAAGTTTTGCAGCATCAACTAAATTTAGTGCCATATTTGTTTAATCCTCCTTCAATAGTTATTTCTTTGCAATCCCATACTTGATTTTGTCAAGGCTGGAAAGTGATTCAATATCAATTCCAGTTCTTGGTGGAGCTCCTGCCGGGATTCTGGTGCGGGAGTCTTCCAGATTAGACTTAATCTTTTCCACAACCGTTTTAGCTTTAAGCAGCGAGGCGTCTACTTCATCAACGGTTCCGCCTGATATAAGCTCTTCGGGAATAGAGGGATAAGCCAAAGTTAAAGCCTCTCTAAATCTGGCAAGGGCGTAGTCCAGTGATTCCTGAAGGTGCTTCTGGTTCTGGAGCTCTGCTCTGAGCTTATCATTCTGAGACTGGAGATCTCGAAGTCGAGCTAGAGGAACCAGCTCATTCTCAGATTCAAGTATGGTAGTCGAACCTGATTCAGGCTGATTTTCTGGCTTTGAGGCTGTCGAAAGTCCAGTGGCGTTCAGGACACGCTCAAAAGCTCCACCTGCAGCTGGGGAAAAGACAATATCTGCCGAAATTACCCGTGAAATCTGAGTAACTTCAAAAGAATGGTCCTGACTCTTATAGGCAACTTCCACATCAGCGGAAATCCCGACGTCGGGAACGGCTAAGCCCTGTTTCTTATCCTGGATGATCTGACAGGCAAGGCGATACAGATTATTATCGAGGAATCTCAGTTTTGCCTTGACACCATCCTCATAGAATGGGTCAAGATAAACGCCGGCGATATTTCTAACGCTCTTATTAAAGTGGTCACAAAATGCGGTAGCACCATGCCACAAAGGAACGGAATTTTTAAGAACTTCCTCCGGATAGGTAAATTTACCTTTTGGAGTATCTGCCTCTGTAGGCTTGATAATGGTAACCAGGATGGTATGAGCATCTTCATCTGCGGCACCAAGCTCAGAAAAAGTAAGGTTAGACATTTTCTCAGGGCTGGGAGCTTCATAACCACAAGTGCCAGCTAAGATATCAATCGCGGTCTGCTTGTTTTTCGGGAACTTCTCCTTGAAGGGGGAAATGAGTTCCAGAGCTTTTTTGATCCTGGTCTGAACACTCTTTTGCGTAGGTTTAGGATAATCTTCCGGGGATGGTGGTGTATTGAACTCAGGCTTGCCATAGCCTGCTTCGGAAGCCAGCATATCGATTGCCCATTGGGTTTGTTTAGAGCACTTATCCTTGATTTCAGATAGAATGCCCAGGGCTTCTTTCAGGCTTGCGGTGGCATCTTTGCCAATGGTTAGGGTTTCTTCTGACACTTCTGTCATATAACCTCCTTCAGTTAAACGACTTTCTTTACCGGGAATCTCAGAAGGCTGAACCAGCCAGATGTCAGAAGTCTCACTCTCTCTCACTAAGGCAAAGGCACCTTTGAGAGATTTCCCTTCAAAATCTACTTTCTTAAATATATCACTGCTATCAATTAAAATGCAATTCCCAGAATCCAGTTTCTCAATGAAGGATGGAGTGTTCTTAGTTGGGTTCAATTTGGACCTGGGTGATAATTCCTGTTTTTTGCCAATTTGCCATAGGTCCTGGTCTTCCAGAGGTTTCTGATAGCCAAAAACTTCACCATCCAGGGGATTAGACTGCAGAATGAGCTGAAAGTCACCTAAAATAAGGCGCCAGAATTCAGTTGAAGGCCCAAAACGAATGACAATCTGTCCTCGAAACCATTGATGGAGCAAGATGAAAGTAGTTCTGGGATTAGACTCACTGAGATTTAGTTCTTCCATCTTAGTAAGCTCTTCCCGAGACTGGAGAGCTTCCTTTCGCTCCTGCTGCCAGAACCGTAACCTCTTGGGGATATTCTTTCTGATTGTTTCAGGCAAAGCCGAGATGCCTTCAGGTGGCAGCCAGTCTTTGTCGGCAGCACCAGAGGATAGGACATAGGGAGTGGAATCTTGGGGCTGCATAAAGACCCAGTAATACGGAGTTCGGGGCTGTTCTTCTGGAATACCAGCGGGGAGAGTTGATTCCAGGCTTCTGCCAATAATACGGAAACAAAATCTACCTTTGAGCTTACCATCCAGAAAGTATTCATTGAAGTAGGCCTTCTGGCTGCCGAATTCAACTGTTCCGGTATCAATAATGGAGAAAACGCCGGGGAATTCCTTAGTAGCGCCGACGGTGCCTGGTTCTTGAACTCCCTCAACGGTAAGCCACTCAACGGGTTCAGGCTTCTTCTGGACTGCTCTAATATTAGCAGGCCTGATTTGACCACCTTTGACCTCTCGCTCTTTAACAGAACCAGCTTTCCAATCTATCTTCCAGATGTCCTTCTGGTCGAATTGTCGGGCTTGTTCCAGGGTAGTTACTGGCTCAGTTATCTCATCGGGAATCTGGTCTATCAAGGTCCACCCGATGAGATAACCCTGGTCAGTTTCAATCCGAAGGTCACAATGGACGCTCTTACCGCGGTAATGGTGCTGAATGACATAATGATATGTCCTGGATTCATCGGGATTAGATAAGAAGGGGTTTTTCATAAATAAACAGTCTCTCCCTCGAGGGTTATGACCTTTTCCTGGAGGACTTTAGCATCCTCAGCCTTTTTGACTACATCATCAACGGAATCAGGCTCACCACTGGCTTTTCCCAGGAAGGCTGGTGCCCAGGCGGAAATGGTGAAGATGTCCTTTCTCTCATCATGGGTGATGTTAAAAGTCTCAAACTCAATCTCAATAGCATCACCTCTATGGCATTTAGTGCTGGTAGAAAAGGTCTTGCCAACTTCAACAAGGTTCTCCTGAAGGTCTGCCTGACGGAACTGATAAGAGCCTGGCAAAATGCCATAGCGATAATTGAATACACCTTGTGTTTTTGTCTCTAGAGCCTCAATGACTTTAGCTTTGAGGACAGCGGAATTATGGAACTTAATCCAGCCTTCCCGACTATCACCATCGAGGAAATATAAAGAATCCGCCTTTTTAGCAACCACACCCTCTGAAGCTGGAAGATAGCGAAGCTTCTGAGTAGATAGTTGCAGCTGCTTGAGATTGTCACACAGGATATTAGGCACGAGGTTGAGTTTATGTTTGAGGTCGGGAATCTCATTGACAGAATACTCAATACCCAGGCTTTTAAGGGCTTCCTGCCGTTCCATTTCGGTCTTTTTATGAAGGTCTTCACCATCGATGAAAAGGCAAGTAAAGACATTAGCAATCAAGTCATCATCTGGCTGAGGGCTTTTAAGGTGAATCCGGGCGGCAACTGATTCTCTAGGCTGATGATGGTCTTGGGCCCACTGTTCTAACTCAGCCTCAATGATGAAGTTAGCTTTCTTGATAGTCAAAAACTCTTTAATAATAGAGGGTAGATATCGGGTAATCTCTCTGCCATCCTCACTCCATATTTCAACTTTATTCTTCTCTCTGAAGATAATGATGTGCACTCCATCATATTTCTTGCTGTTAAGGACGGGGAAGTCATCATCGCTGAAGTAGGAAACAAAGCGGTCGACAGTCTGCCTCTCCTGGGGAAGGGTAATTCTAGTTGGCTTCATCGGGAGATAGAAGCGGGATAACTCTATGGAATCCTCTTCTTTACTCTTTTGAGCATCTGCCATGGTTTTCTCTGAAGCTGCTCTCTGATGATATACCCTCTCAGCAAACTCAGGTTCCTCAATCTCATGAATTTCCAGCACTGATTTCTTCTTTAATACCAGGTCATAAATAGGTAGATAGGGCCAGTTGGGTCCCGCAGGCTCAAGGATGAGATGTGGTTTTGCCTGGTAGGTTTCCTTAGCAACCCTGGTAAGTTTCACTGAGAGCAAAGAATCAACATTTTCTGCCTTAATAACAATGTCCATGTCCTGTGGCTCTCTATTTGCAAACATAGTTGAGCCGGTGATAGAGATAAAATCTGGTATCCAGACGAAGTCAGGAAGGTCTTTACTTTGAGCTTTTAGCCAGGCTAACCGTTGGTCTTTATTTTTCATCATCGATATTACTGGCTGCCTCTTCTGCTCTCCATTTAGAGCCGCCTCTAGTGGAACGGAAGGGCAAGTCAATATTCTGCTTCCTGATAGTCGCTCTCTCTTCTAACCAGCGCTTGAACTCAGTTTCGGGGTCTTGAATGCCTAGTTCATCCATAGCGGTTCTTCTGGAATGAATACCAGACTGAACCAGCAACTGCTCATTCTGTGCGGCTCGATCAGTATCCTCTGGAAGGATAGGTCCCCAAATGACACGGTGAGTGATGTTGGAAAAATCCTCTTTATAGTATTTCTTAGCCAGGTTGAGAATCATGTCATTTCTCTGATAATACATACCGGTGCGGATGGTTCTTTTTCTGGTTACTTTCTGAACAAGGGAACCCAGTTCGACCCTGAGAGCTGCACCTGATAAATCCCGCTCGGTGCCGCCATAGGCTGCACGAGGACATTCGGTGATGTCATGAAGGCAGCGGTAAATCAAGTTGATGTAGTCGATGTGCAGCCTGATGCCTCCCCCCTGGAGCAAATCAAGCAGATAGGCTTTGGCATCCTCGGGTATGGCCCAGACAGCACCGGGCTTAACTTTGATATCCTCGGCAGAGCCGATGTTTTCCAGGACTGCGATAGGGTTGCCTGACAACTCCAGGATCCTGGAAAGTTGAGATAAAGCTCGGTTTAGCTCTCTCTGTGGCTGAATGACATTATCAATATCGGACGTTCCCCAGAACTTCTTAGGCTCTCTTAAATTGGGGAAGATAATGAATGGAATGAAGCCATAAGGATTGGGCTTGTCCTCAACTTTATCGTTATCCAGCCAGAGCTGGAAGTTCTGTTTGGTCCAGAGCTCAGTGATATTAGCGGTTTTCTTTAGTGGTTTGGTTTTGTAAAGCAGTTCTACTTCATCCTGAGTCAGGGTATATCTAGAAGCAACTCGCCAAACTTTAGCTACATCGTCACCAAGCCACCAGGCAAAGATGCCACTAACATCGGGGCTGGAAACTCTGATTTTCTGTTCATCCTCATCATAAAATACCTTGTAGCAGCCATCACCAAGGATGGCGGTATCAACTTCTGTTTCCCAATCAAGCTGCTGAAGATTGTTATCCTGATATACCTCTTTGATACGTGCCTCTGCAAGTAATGCCTTCTGTTTAGACTCAACTGTATCTGAGGTGGGATAAGCGGCAAAAGACAATCCACGCATAAGGAAACTGGTGATTTTATCAATAGCAACTTTGGAATAATTGAACACGAGCTGGCGATTGCGTGAGGTATTTTCCCACTGCGTGCCATTATAGAAATCAAGGTTGCGGCGATAGGTAGATAGCCTATCGAGAGAAAGACGTGATAACTGAGATGGAGTAAATTCAATCATCTTTTCTGAAACCCCCAATAGCTTTTCTAGGACTAAAGTCTTTGGCTCCCTCTACTACCAGGGCAAGACTCATTAAAAAGTCGTCATGCCCCTCTAGAGGGTCAACGAAGAAATTCATTGTCTGGTTGGGACGGTATTGTGCTTTTGCTCGCTCTAACTGGAACATCATCTCCTTATACTCCGGGCTGCCGTCCTGCTTATAGAGCTTTAATCGGGAACTGTTGACGAACGACAACACCTCGAAAGCCAGAGTGGACTTGCTCTTCTGGGTGAATGTGAACGGCTTTATCTTGCTGCCGAGCTCCTTTCGTAGGAAACTGGCTACTGGCTGGCCGATGCCGGTGGCGTCCACCGTTACACTCTGGCAATTCCACTTTTTTATGATATTCACCATTTGAGCGTATATCTGGCTATGAGGCGTTCCTGTCCACTGATAGTGTTCTACTACGCTAACGGTGGGCTCCTTCTGTATCGATGGCCACCTTGTGGTGTCTATTTCTGCGATTGTGATGACGGTGGAATCCAGCTTTTTCTTGGCCGACATTAAGGCTGCCTCTCTGGTTTCCTCCCTCTCACCGGCAAGGTCTATGCCAGCGATATATGTTTTGCCTGGCTGTGGCTCCTTAAGTCGGGGATGGTAGCTCATCATCAAGACGATTTGCTGACGTGAGAGGAAGCCTCCCCCTCCCTTAATAGGGACCAGGAGATATTGAGTTCTGAACAGAGGATGGTCTTCACCCAGCCTGGCTCTTTCACCCTCGACGTATTTCTGGTAGTCGGGGTTATATTTGGAGACTTCAAGCCAATCATATCGGAAATGGCGTTTAATGCCGTCCTTTCTCTCCAGCTCAAGGTTCGTTTGCTTGATTTCCTCGAGCAAAGTGCTATCGTCCCAGGT